ATGCACGCCCTCAACGTTTTTGTGAAAGCACTCACGACTTCTCCTTTCGTTTGTACTCATCCGCATGAGGGATGTCGTTCAAGTCCATCCTCATTTCTTCCAAGAGTCGGATGGCAATGAGGTCTATTTCTTGATCCATTTGAACTCTCCTTCCTGTGTGTAGGTCGCCGCGCCATTTGCAATGGCTTGCTTCTCCATCTTCAATGTGGCCTCCTTAACTCCCGTGCTGTGACTTAGGATTATGAGCGCAGCTATTGCTACGACTATTGTTACTACGAGAAGTATGTCTTCTTTGTCTTTCATTCGATCTCCTTGATTTTTTCTGCTGCAGATTTGGACCAAAACCTCATGCGATTGCGTAAGGATTTCTCCAGTTCGGGATAACCATATGCCGCCGCTGTTTTTGCGGCGTCACGATAGGACTCACTCTTACCAACCCACTTGTTCGCCAACCAGTTTTTGTCTTCGTATAACTTATCAGTTATTCTATTCATTTGTTTGTTTGTATTTTGACTGTGTTCTTTCCAAAGGGCAACGCCCGCCGCCGTAAGGACAACTAACGCTGCCCTAGCCTAGATGCAGAGACTTCCATCGGGGTCTCCCCCATGTCTTTAGTCCCGTTGGCTGATTCCTTGAAGGCAAGCTCCAAGTTTCAGTCTGGACGGATTGCCCTGAGCCTGAGTGCTTTCGCTCCCAACCATCCCTATCGAAGTCTCAAAGTTTCGGGATGGATTTGTGTCCAGATACCTAGCCAAGCTGAGTGTGTCGCCGCTTGAAGCGTCAGGTGCAATAGCTGATACGTGGCCTGAACCCTACGGGGCCTAAAAATAATTAAGCCCAGCGGAGGTGAAGGTCTCAACTGGGCTAACTCTATCAGCTAAATTGTGTTGAGCGGCCTTCACACCGCGAACCAAAAAGAACGTCTATCTACGGACCAAGATAGCACATGGACGCTTGACATCAAGCAAAACTTTCAAGATTCTTAAGCCAATGACGGAACACACTGGAGATCAGCTAGATATGTTTGAAAATAGTCAGAAGAAAGACTGGCTTACTGATCGCAAGCCTAAGTTCCAACTAACTTTTGTAAAGGATTTGCAACACCTTCCGTTCACCACTAAACCGGCGACGATTGTGCGGCTCAATCCCACGACGATAGTCATCTGGAATGATTAGCCAACGGTTTGCGTTTGCACCTCCTCCGGTAGTGGACTGTGGTCCTCATACTTCTTGCATATCGGTTGCAATATTTCCTTCACCGCCTCCACCGTGATGCGGTCACAGGCGTAGAGCAGCATGAGTTTGGTGAGGGCTAGGTCATACTTCTTCTGGTCCTGCCTCCAGTTCTTCATGTACTCCGACATATAGGACGGGTTGGATTGCTTGCGCTTCTCCCTGTAGGTCTTCTGGTAGGCAAGAATGCGCTCGCGATTGGCTTGCCGGTAGGCTTTCTGGTATTCCAGTTTGTGTGGTTTGGTTTTCATGTATTGGTTGCGGTAAGTCTGTAGGCGTAGTCACCTTTGCGTACTAGGTAGCGATCAATCTCAAGCTTCGCATCAGCTAGCCAGCACTCAGGCAGTGGTTCTCTGTTGATGCTCAGGATAATGCGAAGATCATTGTTGGGAGACTGCCAGTCCATAAAGTGGGCGACGGATTCCATGGCAAACAACGTGTCAATAACCGCGCTGTATCCAAAGATGTCGTAAGTATTTATTATGGCTCCATGAAGACGAGCTTCATCGAAGCTGTTGTATTGAGAGCGTCGATAGATTTTCCAATCAACTACGCCAACACCAATGCTTGATACGCTGGCCGTCTTAAGTATCTCGTCGCATTGTTCGTCTGTTAATAGTGTGTTTTCTGGATTCATGTCAGTGCTTTTTGTAGGTGATGTTGAACGTGTCACGATCCCAGCAAGCACGGCAACTGCCGCACTTGTTGGCTTGGTAGCTAGCAGGGCAGGTGAAGGCAGACTCAGAAGCCCCGCTAACCTGTATTCCTAAGCGTTTGGCGAGAGATTCAGGCGCAGGACCATCCAGCATAAGGGCCGACAGTCTGACAGTCAGATTGTCCGGTATTTGGCCGCCCTCATCAATGTACTGACGGACGATGGCGTACTCCCTAGTTGGTAGCCAATGCTTGATTGACGGTGTACGTCTGCACACTTCGACAATCATTTGCAAATGCAAGACGCCCTGCAAATCTCCCGAGTCATGCCATCTGAAATGGCCTGACTTCTCTTTGTTTAGAATAGCTGTGGTCATGGCGTCAATCCACCGTGTATCGGTCAACGATTGGAACCGACGCTCAAGACAGTCCTGCACGTTCTCGAAAGCATACCTGCCCTTGAGTGCGTAGCAGACGGAACAGATGGAGCCGCTAACTCGCGCCATCTTCTTGCCTGTGATGCAATGTCTGGCAGGTATGGACCAGCCATAACACGGCATCTTGGACGGGCTGGATAGCCCGCCGATGATATCTAACGCTTCGTTTGTTTTCATTTCTATTTGTTTAATTGCGCGTTGTGTCGATGCGCGCCCCCGAGTTGGTTAGACTAACTCAAGAACCTTCTGACCACGGAACAGAGTCTTGCTGTACTCCTGCTCGTCAGTCAGTGCCTCCAGTGCATTGGTCTTCATCGTCGCACCGTAGCCATACTCTGAAGACTCAATCTGCTTCCACGGATTGTCAGACCGTGACGATTGGTGGGTGTAGTAGTCAGTGACCGCACTGAATACGTCAGCCAACGTCTGCCCACGATTGCCGCGCCCTGACCGGAACAGAGACTGCAACTCATCCACTTTGTTGAGCAGTTGAGTTGAAGGCTCCGCAATGATAGGACTGTGCAACCCCGTGAAGAAGTTGCGTGCAGTGGTAGGCGTCACCGGCTGTTCATCCAGCGTATTCATCAGATGCCTGAACCTCATCTGCGTACCGATGTAGGCGTCGATCATGCGGTCGATGTCCTGCAATCGGTCGTTCGCGTTCTTCGTATGCTTGACCACTGCGCGGAACACTTTGTTGTTCGTATCGTGCAGATTGTAGCGGAACGTGTTGTCGCAAACGACGCAGACATTGCTTGCATTCACTGCAAACGGACTGGACTGGTCGTGTGAGTTGATGAAGTTCAAGTAAGCCCTGAACTCACGCCCCGCAGCCCTGAACTCTGGCAAGTCAGGGATGCTGACGGATACGAACACACGCCCACGGTCGCAGACACTGCCAACTGAATCAATCTTGGCACCCTTCACTGACAGCAATGCGTCATTGACGATGTCCAAGAACTGATTGTTGGTGATCAGACTGTAGGTGTCCCGATGGACAGGCTTGCCGATGTAGAGATTATTATCTGAACAAGTGACCCGTGTCCACTCAGACAGCGTTCCGTCTGGATTGAACATAGGTTTCTTGCTGACATCCCACTGCGTTAGCCAGTTGTTATCAACTCCGATGGTCTCTCTGACATGGGTTAGCCCATGCCAAGCCTGTTTGATTCCTTCCTGACGGTCGAACTCTCCGATTTTGTGTGACATATGCTTGTTTGTTTTGTTTGTTTGTGGAACCGGACGGTTCCCCTATGCCCACGCTGACGCATGGGCAACGGGCAACCCTCTTATTCTGCAGCCGCTTTTAACAGGTTGTTGTGCTCTTCTGTGAACTTGTCTGGCCACTTAGGCAACGTATCTTCGTATCCAACAAGATGCCTGAATGCAACTGCACGCTGTCCACTGTCTGATTCTTCCGTGCAGACATAGCCGCGCACATACTTTCGGCCAACCTTTACAGCCGCAGGAATGGAGAAGTAGGTGTCAGCTTGCTGTGCTAGGTAGGAAAGAGAGCGGACTTTTCCATCTGAACAAAGAGCGCGTGAACCGCGCCGTTCAAATCCACTCCCACCGAATGAAGACTGCCAAGTTGAAAGGCTCGTCTTCCCGTATTCAAACGCATTGTTTCTCATTGTTTTTTTGTTTTTACAGTTTAGCTTTCACTTTTTGCCAGTACTTCTCTGTTTGTGGTTTGTTTGGACCTGTTGGTCCACCGTTCCAAATCTTTGCCCTCACTTCATCGGAAACCGGCCACCCGTACTTGCGTCCGTAGTGGTCAGTGTAGATGCGGAACATCTCCGCGCATTTAGAGATGTCGCGCCTATCGTCCAAGCTGTAGTGGGTTTTGGCTATTCTATTGACATCTCTGACCGTGATTTCCCACATTTGGGCAGGACCGACAGCGCGTCCACGGTCACCTATGGCATTGACGTTGCCGCCAGACTCGACGGCAACGATGGCTAAGAATAGAGCAGTTAGCATTTGGCCCAGTACTCCTTTTCGTATTGAAGTTGTTTTTCGTCAGCGGTTTTCCATCGCAGTTCGTCTTTTATGATTCTCCATTCATCCCTGACAACTGGATGCCATATTTTTGATGCATCTGTGTATTGGTGGAAGTTGAGACGCGCCCACTCCCTGAACTTCTTTTCTTCTTCTTTGTTTAGTTTTTGGAACATATGATTGTTTAGTTCAGACATTGACTGCCGTGACACGATTGAGCTTTTCCTGCAACTTCTGAATCTGTTCCTTCAGACGGTCGGCCTCAGTCGTCGTCTTGCATCGACTCAGAGTGATTTGGATTTTGTCGGTCCTGATTCCGTCCTTCTCCTTTACGTCCTGCAATACGAAGCCACGGTCCCGATATGCATCGACCATCATTCCAACTTGCGACCCTACCAACTTCGCAAGACGGTCCTTCTTTTCCTGACGTACCAACTTTATGAGAGAGCGGTTCGCCGCTAACTCTTCTTTGGTGAAATTGTTAGTTTTATTAACAATCGCACGCACTTCTTCAATCTGCATGATCTTGGCTAGCATCTGTTTCTTCTTTCTTTGTTTTTTCGGAAATTGGCCGCAGTTCTAGACTGCGTTGAACCCTTGCGCCACGATGAGGCTTTCCGATTGCAAGGGACCACGATGAGACGACACCCAAAGACTCGTTTCGGGTGTCGCAAGCCGCAGTTCTTGGTTACACGTTCCAAGAATTTGCGGTTCTCCGTAGTGAAACTATTGCGTTGTCACCTATTCACGTTTCAAGAATAGCTCGCGCCCTTTGGCTCTACTCGGTCATTCGCACCCACCTTGCAATGGCTCGCCTTTCCCCCTTTTTCTCAGAGGAGAGGGTTTTCGCCCTGCTACTATGTGTGGCCGCTTTCGTCCCCCCGCATTCTCGCGCCCGTGCGCTCGCCGTCGGGGAACTGATAGACCGTTTACTAGGCGTCAAGCTCTGCCGCAACTCGTATCTCGTCCGAATTCAGGGGCTTACTGAGCGCGACCCGTGCCGCGCCCGCTTGTCACCGTGAGGATGACCGCGCCCGCCCGTTGCCTAGTGGAGGAAACCGCCTCCGCATCACTCGTAAAGAACTTCCAACGCCAAACACTCTAGCACGTTTTACGAAACGATCACGCACTATTTTTCGACGCTTTCGCAACTCAGCAACTTGCAACGAGTTAAAGCACGTTTTCGTTAGACGTATCCTTTGAACCAATACGGAAAAGCGGACATAATAACCCTGGTCCAAAAGCGGACATTGCAACGAGTAACTCCGCGCAACTCTAAGCAAAGGCGCACCCTACCGGCACTCATAAAGCAAAGCACTAGCACTTCGCTAAGATGCGAAAAGCTTGCACGACACCGGACACAGGAGAACGCAAGAGCATTGCAGGAGAGAGACGCAAGACACTTGCCAGAAGTAAATGCAAGACGCTTGCCGGAACCAAGTGCAAAGCAGTTGCCACAACTAGAGGCAAAACAGTTGCACAACCCATTCCCCTCCTTCTTTAGAACCTTACTAAAGATGCCATGATTAGAACCTCAGCGACCATCCATTAGTTTATCTACTAGGCAAATCAGTTGCAAGAGCCGCGCAACTCACTTGCAAGTAAGCAGGGGGGGGAGGGGATCACAAGTGGCGACGGGGCTCGCACAGTCGATTGGTCCAATCGCCCCTTAAAAAAAATACTCAAGTGTTCCCTGAACTCCTGTTATATGGAAACCAAAAGAAAACTTGTCAAGCCTAAAATCGACAAATCCTTGATTTATTTTTAAAAAAGTTCTTAAAAGGGCCGATGAGGATAAAAGACCCTTTGGCTATGAGTGTGGCTGTGGCAGCGGAGAAGGGTCGTAATTATTTGGAAGGGAGAGACCCGGCTATGGCGGCGAGGGTGTTGGATATGCTGGCTGATGGGAATAGCTTTAAGGAGATTAGGAAGGAGACTGGGTTGGATTGGGAAACGGTGAGTAGGTTGAAGGCTAGGCATTCAATGGTGTTGGAGGAGAGGAGAAAGCAGTTGGCGCAGGATGCTTTGGATGTGGCTGAGGGGTTGAGGCTTCTTCAGAAGGAGAAGATGCGGATGTTGGCTGAGGACCCTGAGCAATTGGCGCGGACCAACATTAGGGATTTGGCCATTCCTTGGGGCATAGCTAATGACAAGTTCATGGCGGCTATGGGGGAGAACAAGGTGACCATTGAGCACAAGACGGCGGCTCCTAGTTTGGAGGATGCCATGAAGGCGATTGAGGAGGCTAGGGCCAAGCTCAAGGCGAATTCAATGGAAGTTATTACGAAGGACGTAACCCCGTGAGTTTGGTCTGGGAAAGACATGAGGTTCTAAAGCCGCCTACGGATGCGGAGTTGGCTTCCATGTCCCCAGAGGATGTGCTGAAGCTCCATGAGGTTTACCATTCGGCAATTGCGAATAGCAAACGCGACCCTTACAGATATGGGTGGAAACTCCCCCATTGGAAGGATGCGGAAGAGCTATTGTCTACACATTCGGAACTTTTGGTAAGTGGTGGCAACAGATCGGGCAAGACAAGTTGGGCGGCTCATGCCGTGGTTAAGGCTGCGGTGGAGAATCCACAGTCCACGATTATGTGCTTTGCCCAGAATGCGGATGTGTCCATCCGTCAGCAGCAGAGTGCCGTATACGATGCGTTGCCTGAGGAGTACAAGGTGAAGGTGTTGGGTACGGAAGAGAACGTCTCCTACACGCGAAAGAACGGCTTTAGTAAGTCCAGTCTAATTCTGCCTAACAGCAAAAGCTCCATCATCTTTAAGACATATGCACAATTCCTTAACAATGACACTATTCTTGAAGGTGCTGAGCTTGGGTGCCGCGATCCTAAGTGGATTAACATTGGGGCTTGGTGTGACGAATACCTCGTCGGGCCTGAGCTTCTTGCTACTCTTCGTTTTCGCCTTGCCACTCGGAATAGCAAGCTGGTGGTCACTTTCACTCCTATCGACGGGTACACCGAGGTGGTGCGAGATTATGTCCAATCCGCAGAAACCCTCAGAAGCAAACCCGCAGAACTCTTGGCAGGGCGTTCGGTTCCTTACCTGCAACGATCCAAAAACCGAGACGCAGGAATCATCTACTTCCACTCAGCCGATAACCCGTTCGGTGGATATGAGCGCATCGCTAAAGACCTTAGTGGACGGCCAGAACCTGAAATCCTAACCCGAGCTTATGGCATCGCTACCAAGTCGATGTCCACCAAGTTCCCCAACTTCTCACGGGAAGTTAATATAGTTCCACACGACAAGATTGATTTGAAGGGCAAAACCAAGTACATGATCTTGGACCCTGCTGGCAGGAAGAATTGGTTCATGGCTTGGGTGGCTATTGATGAATCGGAGACTTGGTATGTCTATCGCGAATGGCCCGACGTTAATGTGGGGGATTGGGCCAGATGGCATGGAGGTAAGTGGATTGGGGGAGAAGGGTCCAAGGGTCTTGGTTACGGAATAAAAGACTATGTCGAATTAATTACTAGTATGGAGTCTGAAACCAAGGACACCATCTTTGAACGACTCATCGACCCTCGTCTAGGCGCAGCCAAATACCAGACACAAGACGGCGCATCGTCCATTATAGAAGACCTTGCGGATAATGGGCTCACCTTCATCCCAGCTCCCGGCATTGACATTGAGGACGGGTTGCAAGCCTTACAAAGCAAAATGGCTTACAATAGGAAGTTTCCTATTGACTCTGTAAACAGACCCCACTTTTACATCTCAGATAGATGTCAGAACATCATCTCAGCTTTACAGGAGTACACAGCCGAAGGCGGGCAGGACGAGGCATGGAAAGACCCCATTGATGTTATTCGCTATTTGGCGGTGAGTCCCGCTTGTCACGTAAGCGAGGATGCCATGAGAACAACCAAAACCAACCGAGGTGGCTATTGAAGAAGCTGAAGAAAATCGAAAAGGTGGAGCCTGAGTCTCCCAAGCAGGATAGTGTGTTTGTTGTCAAAGTGTTGCAACAAGCAAGGAACCCACAGTGGATTTATTGTCAGGCCATTGGAAAGGATATGGGGAAGATTCCCGCCATCATCCCCCGCCGCCTAACCAACAAGCTGGTTGGTAAACAGGTTCTGATTGAGGCTATTAGCGACAATGTCGGAACCACCTATCGGTATGTCGAAAACCAACCTCATTGACGAGACAACGAACAATCGTTGGCTCATCCAGCATTCCGACAGGCTGATTCGTTACGAGTACGAAAAGAGGTTGGCGGGCAAAATCACGGAAGAAATGTTCCCTGATGAGCTTGCAGACCGTATCGGACGCACGCAGGAGTACGTTTGTGGTATTATAAAGAACGCAATCTCCCGCGCTAAATCATGCTCCAAACCAAGCAGCAACAGACCTTAACTTTCGTTGATGATGACGGTCCCGATGTCGTTGCGCTTGTTGGCGCGTACAACCGGACCCTTACGGAACTCTCCACCTACTTCGATCAGTGTGTAAGTAGTGGTGATGGTAGGCGGTGTTATTGGCCCGGCAAGTCTTCCGACCTACGGAAGCATGGGGCTGATGCGTTTCCTTGGGATGGGGCTTCTGATACGGAAGCTCGTCTGATTGACGAGCGCATCAACAACTACGTCTCCATCTTCATGGCGGCTTTGGAGCGGGCCAACATCCGCGCCTATCCGGTGGAGATGTCGGACTCTGGACGGGCTAGGGTGGTTAGTGCGTTCATCAAGTGGATGCGGTCTTCCTACATCCAGCGTTTCCGTCAGGAGATGGAACTGGGAGCCAACTACCTTTTGGAGCGTGGGTTGATGATCACCTACGTGGGTTGGGAACGGATGGAGAAGAAGTATCTTCAGAAGATTGATTTGCAGCAGATTGCGGCCAACTCTCCTGAACTGGCCAAGCTCATCATTGAGGGACAGAATGATGAGGACATCATCAAGATGCTTAAGGCTGTCTATCCCGATCTGATTGATAAGAAAGCCAAGAAGGCTTTGAAAGACCTTCGCGACAAGGGAGTGGGGGAAATCCCTGTAAGCCGCCTTTCCGTTGATCGTCCCTTTGTCCAGACCTGCGCTCCTGATGGGGACGTGTTCTTCCCTTCTTATTGCATCGATCCTCAGCGGGCTCCTTTTGTTTTCTACCGCACCTTCCTCTCCGTTCAGGAAGTCTTGTCCCGCGCTGCTTCAGATGGATGGGATATGGAGTGGTGTGAGTACGTTGTGAAAAACTTCCGTGGTGTAAACACCTACAACATGGAGAGTGTGTACGGAACCCGTGGATACTCCTACACCCGCTATCGCCAGCAGTATGACGCTAGCGAGCTTGTGGAAGTTGTCTACGGATTCAACCGTCTGATTGATCCTGAGGATGGATCGGAAGGCATCTACATTACGGTTTTCCATCCCAAGTTCACTGGGCAGGGAGACATCAAGCCCTACGCCAAGTATGAGCTTCTGAACGGATACAACGACTACCCCTTTGTTGTTACCCGTCTGTCTGAGGACAGCAAGCGGATGTATGAGGTGCAAACCTTTACAGACGTTCTGAAGGGTCCGCAAGATCAGGTGAAGGCTGAACGGGACAGTCGTATTGACCGTAATAGCCTAGCCACCCTTCCTCCCATCATGCACCAGCCGGGCAATCCCCCGACTGATTGGGGTCCGGGACGTTTCATTCCTGTCCGTCGTGCGGGCGAGATTAGCTTTGGGCCTACTC